CAAGGCCCTCGAGTTCTCCTGCGGCTGGACGAGCGATCTCGTGCCGTTCGGTCTCGGCCCGCAGTACCTCGACACGATGGCGGGGGTGACCGGCAACGTCGACCCCACGACGATGACGTGGGCGACGCTCTCGAGCACCTACCAGATCCAGAACAACCCGGTGAGTCCCGGCGTCTACCAGCCGTTCTACCGCCTGGTGGACTTCCTGCAGGACTTCTCGTCGACGCACATCTGCCTTGTCGACCCCAAGTTCGGCTTCGACACGGTCGCGAAGATCGACACGATGCTGGACATCTGCGATGCCAACGGTGGGCCGACGCGCATCCTCATCAAGTTCGACTCCCCGACGGCGGCGACGAACCTCTCGACGCGCGCACGCGCCCGCGGGTACAAGGTCATCAACTACTGGGGCACGGACACCGCCACCATGGCGACCCAGCAGGCCAACTGGGACTGCCTCGGCGTGGCGTACGACGCCGCCCCCAGCGTGTTCACCACGGCGAAGAGCTACGGCAAGAAGGTCTGGGGCGCGATCGTCCCGAACCAGGCCGGGTACGACGCGGCGAAGGCCAACGGCGCCGACTTCATGAACGTCTCCGGCGTGACCTCGGTCGCTGCCGTCGGCGCCTCGAGCTCGGCTGACATCTCGAAGCTCTCGTTCGCGGATGCCGAGCGCGCGTACCTCGTGAAGGTCAGCGGCCTCGACCCCAAGACGTCCCAGTCGGAGCTCCGTCGCGCCGTGTACGGCGTCAACGAGCACGCCTACTTCGCCGCCCGCTCCGGCATCCCCATCGGATCCCTCGCCGACCATCAGGTCGCCTACTACCGGGCGCAGCTCGCGGTGACCGGTGGCAGCCTCGCAGGCCTTGCCCGGGCCTTCTTCGCTCGGGAGCTGGCGTAGGGTAGACTCGCACCGACCAAGGAGGCCCCCATGGCTGGACACGACATCCACAACGACGTCACCCCGAAGCAGACGCTGACGCCGCACCGCAAGCCGACCATCACGGAGCTGAAGAACGCCATCGCGGCGTCCCCTCAGGCTTCGTCGTACCCCGCGGCGGCGCTGCAGAGCATGACGCGGAACGATCTGATCGCTGTCGCCAAGCGGCACAGCATCACGGTCGCCACGACGCTGTGAGCGCTCCGGGCATCATCACCAACGCCCCTGGGTCGGCGTTCGGTGCTCTCGGCAAGGTCTGGAACAGCGAGCGGCGCGAGTTCATCTCGCAGCAGCACATGGACCTCGCCACCATCATCCACGACTACAACCCGTACTTCTCGCTGGTATACGTGCCGGAGAACGACCGGGACGCATCCGACACCAAGCCCTTCGCGATCCTCGACTCCACGCCCGGGAACCCGCCGTACATCATGCGGTACCTCTCCGAGCTGGAGATGCTGAACCCGAAGGAGATCATCGCCTGGATCTACATGGGCGACCAGAAGCACCACTCCGCGCAGGAGATCGTCCAGCGCATGGAGCTCGAGGAGATGGCCGAGAGGGCTCTCCAGCTGAAGCGCAACGAGGAAGAGCTTCTCGATCAGGCTGAGATGACAGCGACCATCCTCAGCGGTGGCCGGGACCACAAGAACTTCTACCGTCACGACGGTCGAACCTACCGGAGGTAGACACCATGGCTGCAGGCGGCCTCTTCCCGTCGACGCGTACCTTCGCCGAGCTCCGTCGGGCTGTCATGCGTGCCTTCGGCGATGAGGCGGGCGTCCAGCTCGAGTCGCAGGACATCATCGACTTCGCCAACCAGGGCCAGACCGAGATCGTCGTCGAGAACTCGATCCTGAAGACGCGCTCCCTCGCGCAGTCGATCCCCGGTCAGAGTGAATACACCTTCCCGGACATGCCGATCGCTCGGGTGGAGTCGATCACGTACGACGGCCGCCTGCTGCCGAACATCCCGTTCCAGGACGCCCAGGCCAAGATCCTCGCGATCGACGCCGACCAGATCCAGGAGGGCACCCCCGTCTGGTGGTACTCCTACGGGAACACCTTCTGGATGTGGCCCCGCCCCACTCAGGCCGCGCAGATCGAGGTCTTCCACGTCGCCATGCCGGAGAAGCTCACCGGCAGCGAAGCACAGGTCCTGAGCGTGCCCGACAAGTGGTTCAACGCCCTCGTCGACTACGTCGTGCAGCGTGCCTTCGAGATGGACAACGACTGGGAGGCCGCCTCGGTGAAGGCGGGCCAGTTCAAGGCCGCCCTGCAGTCCCAGGCTGAGGAGGAGTCGCAGTCCCAGTGGAGCGCGTTCCCCGTCGTCCGGGAGGTCTGAGTGTCCCGCGACGTCAAGCCCATGACCCTGACCTTCAGGGGCGGGCTGAACACCTACTCGGATGAGACCGCTGTCTCCGACGACCAGCTCGTCGAGGCCCTGAACGTCGACATGGACCTCGACGGATCGGCGCGCAACCGTCCGCCGTTCACCGAGTTCGGCAGCGCGTTCCCGTACAGCGGCGCCGGGGATGCACGGACCCTCGGGTGGTTCTACCTCAATGGGACTGGGTACCTCCTGGTATCGGACGGAGTCTCAAAGACGTACGCCTGGGATGGCGCTGCCTGGCTCCTCGTCACTGACACGTTCTCCGCCACCGGCATGATCCAGTTTCAGGACGAGGCGTGGCTGATCGCCCCCTGGAGCCCGACTACGGCCAAGGGCGGCGGGAAGTGGACACCCACAGGCGGCTTCACCGCCCAGCAGAACATGCCTCGCGGCACCACGATCACCTCGTACAAGGAGCGCCTGTTCGTCGCGCGCGGCCGCGGCGCCACCGACGGCTCGAAGATCTACTACAGCAACGTCTTCGGCCTCGGCGACTTCTGGCCGACGACGCTCAACGAGCAGCGCGTGGGTTCGGGTGACGGCCAGGACATCATCCACCTGACCACCTACTACGACAACCTCCTCATCTTCCGGTCCGAGTCGATCTGGACGTGGGGCTACTCGTCGTCCCCCGGCGCCGGTCAGATCTCCGTCATCGTGCCCGGGATCGGCCTCGAGAGCTCGGATGCCGTCGTCGCCTTCGAGAACGCCTTCTATTTCATGTACGACTCCAAGGCGTACCTCTTCATGAACAACCGGGCCGAGCACATCAACCCCCATGTGCCGTTCCGCGTGATTGAAGGCGTGCCGCTGTCGCCCAGCGCAGTGAGCATGTACAACCGCCGCGTGGTCTACAGCTACAAGGGGTCCGCGTACGTCTTCAGCCTGCTCACCAACTCGTGGACACGGTGGAAGAGCGACGTCTGGGGCCCCTTCGGGAAGATCACCCAGAACAACTTCGACGACGTCGAGGTGGCCTACGCGATCGCGGCCCGCGGCGACAACAACGCGGTGACGCGCACGAACCTCGCCTGGAACTCCGCCCTCGCGGTCCCCGCCGATGTCGTCGAGTGGAACCCGCAGAACGGCGGCACCCGCACGACACCCACCACCGGAGGCCCGGACAACGGGCCCTACGCTCGGTGGACGCGCGCGAGCGACATCTCCGGGGTGAGCCGCGGCTTCTCGAGCTACGGCAACCCCTTCGACGCCACGCCGGGAGCCACCACGCCGATCACCGCCCGCCACTTCTTCATCGCGGGTGAGCAGGTAGCCCTCTCGGTGAAGGTGCGCAGCAGCGTCGCCCAGCAGCACCGGGTGATGATCCGATTCCACGACGGGGCGGGCAGCTGGGTCAGCACCCGGCAGGACGGCGAGTACACGGCCGTCGGCGCCACCGGCTGGACTACCGTCAGCGGGGTGTTCACCGTGCCCGCCGACGGCTACCTCGTCGTCCGCGTCGGCACCGCGACCACCGAGAACCACCCCAACGGCTCCACGCTCGACGCCGGGCAGCTGCTCATCGAACGCGCCGCGGCAATCCTCGGGTGGTTCAACGGCTCCTCCACGGCGACCCCCGAGCGGACGTACGCCTGGCTCGGCACCGTCGGCAACTCGGCATCGACGGAGCTTACCCTCGGCACGCGTAAGTTCCTCCGCACGATCGACCGCGTCACGTCGGCCGTCGAGCAGATGACCTGCATCCTGCAGACGAAGAACTACAGCTTCCAGCTCCCGTCGAACTTCAAGATCCTGCACCGGTGGGGCCTCGACATCCGCTTCCAGGACCGCATCGTCGCCGTCGCGGCGCCCGTGACCTACAACGCCGGAGCGACGTGGGACCAGCTGCTCAGCTACAACTGGGATCAGCTCGGGACCTGGGACAACCCCCTCGGCGGCGACCAGCTCGTGGAGGAGACGATCGTCGATTCCCCGGCCGTTGGCCCGGACCGGAAGTACGTCAAGCTCCGCAAGCGCATGCGCTTCCGCCAGATCTTCTTCCGCATCGAGTTCGACACGGACGGCGGATTCACCACCGCGCCCGCGCAGCTCTTCAGCATCGTGACCTTCGTCGACACCCGGCAGGGCGTCGTCAAACAGCTCTCTTGAGGTAGGATTCAGCCATGGCAGCACCCCCCCGCCCGCGCATCGGGCAGTTCAATCCCCTGCAGGGGCGCAACAGCGCGTCCCTCGTCGGCGGGGCTGGATTCAACTCCCTGGCTGCCGGAGACAAGCAGTACGGGCTCTCCGGCTCCCTCGCACCCAATGTCGGGCCCGTCAACAACCGGGGCGGATATGCCGCCCGCGACACCAAGCTCGCCGCCCAGCGCGCGGCACTCGAGAACGTCAGAAAGGGCGTGATCTGAAATGGCACGGAAGATGATGGCACCGGCACGCAAGCGAGCGGGTTCTCCTTCCCCGTCCCCCTCCCCCCAGCCGAAGCCGACTCCGCCCCCCACGGCGCGTCGTGCGGCGGCCCCGCTGCGTGCGCCTGCGCCCCAGCGACAGATGGGCTCGGCGCTTCGGAAGGGCGGCGGTTCCCGTCAGGCAGGTGGGCCCATCACGCAGCAGTCGTTCAGCGGTGGCGGCTTCCCGACGGGTGGCGGCAACCCCATGGCGATGTCGGCACCGGCCGGGGGCACGAAGCCCGACGGCACTCCGGACATCGACTGGCTCCGCAGCAACGACGGAGAGTTCACCGCGGCCGAGGCCGCGTACAAGAACGTCTTCGACCAGCTCGCGGCGACCCTCGATCGTGAGGGCAAGAACTACGACCTCGACTACGGCACGGCGCAGAAGAACCTGGGCTGGATCGACGAGGACGGCGACGAAGGCCCCGGTGTCGCGCAGTGGGCGATGAACAACGTCGACACGGCCGCCGGACGCGGCTACCGCAGTATGTTCGACGACTTCGCCGGTCGCGGCATGACTCAGGGCACCGCCTTCGGTGAGGCCGAGAACTCGCTCCGCACGAGCCTGGACAAGCAGCGCGACATGCTCGACGAGCAGCGCGGCCAGTTCCAGAACTCGCAGCGGGAGCGCCGCACCCAGGGTGAGCAGACCCGGGACAACAGCATCAAGATGGCCGCCGCCCAGGCTCTCGCTCGGGTGGCCGCCGGTCTGGGAGTCTGATCATGGCCGGATACAACCCGCAGGACGACCCGACTCGTCGGGAGAACACCAAGCGGTACAAGAAGGGCGTCCTCGCGCCCGGCAACGGCGACTGGAAGCCAAACCAGCCGACCACGTACCGTCCGTCGACGCGCTACGAGGGTCCTGCCGGTGAGGTTGCGAACTTCTTCACGGACACCGCGCGCAACCTCGGCAACTTCTGGGGGAACAACTCCATCCAGGGGGGCAAGACCCCTCAGGGCGGCGGCGCCGGTGACGCGTGGGTCGGCAGCAACCCGGCGAACGCTCGCCGCACTGTCCTCGGTCGTGAGGCGCGCAGCTCCTTCGGCAAGGGGCCTGCCCAGGGCGCCGAGGGTCCTCCGTCTCTCATGGACCTCATGGCCCAGCTCGGGGGCATGTTCGGCGGTTCCGAGGGGGGCATCGTCGAGAACCCCTTCGTCAGCTACGACCCGCTGCGCAACAGCGCGCGCAGCAACGCCGAGGCCTCCCGAGTCGCCCTGCAGTCCGTCTACAAGCAGATGCAGGACGAGGTCGGATCCGCCGGGAAGGCGATCGACCAGCGGTACACCTCGGCAGGCGAAGGCATCAAGTCCGACCGCGACAACACCATGTCCGCGGTCAAGGACGCCTACGCTTCGAGCGCCAACCAGCAGGCCGACATCGCCCGTACCCTCGGGATCGAGTCGGCTGTCGCCCAGGCGATCGACGAGGGACGCGACGTCAGCTCTCGTGGCGCCGACGTCCAGGGCCGTGTCGCAGAGCGCGCGCAGGGGGACCTCGGCTACACCTCGGCCGTGGGTGCCTCCGAGGGCACGTACAACAATCGTCTCGGCCAGGCTGCCTCGCAGCAGGGCGCGTACCAGCAGACACGCCTCCAGCAGGAGCTGCGGGACCGCCTCTCCGAGATCGACATGGCAGAGCAGCAGGCCAACGCGGATCGCTTCAGCGCGGTGCAGGGCTCCGGTCCGGACGTCATGGACATCTTCTCGATGGCGAAGTACATCGACGAGACGAACCGCGAAGGCCAGATGTCGAACCTCGAGATGCAGCAGTCTGCATACCGGGACGCCATGCGGGACCCGAACAACCTCCTGGCGCAGCTCGAGTCCTTCGCGCCGCGGCTGCAGGAGTCCGGTCTTCCCGACGAGTACGCCAAGCTGTTCATCCAGAACCTGCTCAAGGGCGGTCGCTGAGGTAAGATCGCCTCGTGGCATCATCCTACGAAGACCTCGTCCGGCAGCAGGCGGCCCGGGTCGCTCCTCGCCGTGGTGCTCCCGTCGACCTCAGCAAGCTGCCTGGGGGCGGCGGGGGCGCTGGTGGGGGCACCCCGCAGAGCTGGCTCAACACCGCGCTCGACATCCTGTCGCGCCCGCTCACCGCTGTCGGGAAGACCGGCGAAGCGGTCATCAACGCGCTCACCCCCGGCGCCGATCGCGACGCGCCGAAGAGCTTCCTCGACTACGCCGGGGACATCGTGTCGGCGCCGATCAAGGGGCTCTTCGCTCCCGGCGACGAGAACCGCGTCTTCACGAGCAAGCTGCTCGAGCACGGCACCGACCGCTTCGGGAAGCAGAACGACCCCAACTACATCGACCGCCCGGACAACGTTGACCCCGCCTTCAAGGGCATCCTCGGATTCGCCGGTGATGTTGCTCTCGACCCCCTGACCTACGTCGGCGGCGGGGCGATCAAGGCGGCCGCCGGAGCCGCGGGGCGTGCGGGAAGCTCGGTCGTCCGGAACGTCACGAAGGGCGCCACGAAGCTCAGCCCCAAGGCCGCTGCTGCGCGCGAGCTCGCCGACGGGGGCGCTCGCGTGCTCGACCAGTTCGAGGGCGCCGTCCCCCGACCCACGAACCCTGACCTGGCCCGCGTCATCGACGAGGCCACCGATACCCCCGCGACGCCTGCTGTCGTCCGGGACCCCGCGGAGCTTGCCGACCCCAGACCGGCCCTCCGCGACCTGCCCGAGGGGGGAGCCCGCGCTGTTGATGCCCCAGCTGCGCCCCCCCTCGGCGCAGGATTCCTCGAGCAGTTGGGCGTCACTGCGCGCCAGGCCCCCAAGTCCCGCGGCGTTCGCCAGTTCCTCGGGAGCAGCCCGAAGGGCCTCGCCGGTGACGTCTCTCGCGGCGCCACGGGCCTCAACGACGCGCAGATGGGCGCCAAGGTGGGCGGCCTGCAGAAGCGCTACGAGGCGTACCTGCGCGGCGGCCTGAACTCCGACGGCACCACCGCGCGTCTGCGCGCGTCCGACGCTCGCTGGGAGGTCGCTCCGGCGGCCCGCCAGGCGATCGCTCGCGCAACCGGCCTCCCGGTCGAGCAGATCCCCACCACGATCTCTCCGTCCCGCCTCGGTGCCCTCGCGGCAGCCGACGGCGGCGCCCAGACCGCGTCGACGCTCTCTCGCTTCATGCTGACCACCGCGAGCACCCCCAAGGGGCAGGAGATGCTCCGCAAGGCGGGGGCGCCGAAGGGGCTCGTCAGCTACCTCGGGCAGCTCCGGGAAGCCCAGCGCATCGAAGCGGGCGCCCTGTCGGCGCAGATCCCCGTGGCGAACCGTCTCGAGGCGTTCACCGCTCGCATTGAGCAGGACCGCAGCTCTGTCGTGGAGGCTCTCGGCGAGCCCACCGTGAAGTACCTCAGCAAGATCGCCGACCCCGCCCGCTTCGAGGCTGTCACTCGCTCTCTCGGGCGCCTGCTGCAGCCCCGCACGGACTTCGGCCAGTGGATGGCGGAGAACCCCGACCTCGTCGCGGCCGCCACGCGCCTCCTCGACCACCTCGACGTCGCGCCGTCGCGCAGCGACCTCATGGGATCGATCAACATCGTGCGTGAGCTCATGGTGGAGAGCGCCCAGGGGGGCCGCCTGAACAAGGTCGCCGACCTGATCGCCGGTCCCTACCTGGCCCGCAACTTCACGGACGCCGCGAAGAACTTCCCCGAGCAGGTCAAGCCGGGCGTGCGCCGTGAAGGCCCGAACCCGGAGATCGACGACGCCCGCCGCATGGGCGAGGTCAACGCCCAGTCGAACTACGACATGGTGGGCCGCATCTACCGCACCCTGTTCCCGCCGAAGGGCCGCAACGGCAAGCCACGCAAGAGCCCCTTCGCCGACGAGCTCACGGCGGCCGCGAACTTCCATCGGCGCAGCGGGGACGTCCGGCCGAACAAGGGCACCGGCCCGATCCAGAGCATCAGCGAGGTCTACGGCACGACGCGTGCGCGTGCTGTCGCCGATGTCGAGCTGCGCATCCTCAAGGACGTCTCGGAGATCTCCGACGCCCTCGGCATCCGCCAGTACATCACGCAGCCCGGCCGCCACTCCGCGATCTTCAACCTCTCGGGCGCACCGATCGCGCTCAGCGTCAACGACATCTACGAGATCGTGCACAAGTACGCCGTCGAGAGCGGTCGCGAGGCGACGACGCTGCGCGCGCTCTTCGGCAAGGAGGGGTCGGTATCGCCGACCGTCTACCAGGGCGCCATCGCGCGCGCGATCGAGCAGGAGGCCGTCGATGTCGACGAGATCGCTCGCCTCCTCGGGACCACGGAGCAGGCGAACAAGGCCCGCAGCGGCGCCGTCAACGGCATGGCTGCCGACGAGATCCCCGGACTCGACCACATCCCCCTGAACGGCCGGAAGGCTCCCGAGGGGGTGCGGCTGAGTTCCGGCGGCCGCGGCTACTGGAAGCTCCAGGACGGCGACACCGTGCGCCGAGAGTTCGCCGAGCTGCTCACCGAGGAGGATCTGCTCACCGCGCTGCGTACGCGTGCTGCCGAGAACGCGCAGGCCTACGCGGCGCGCTTCGCCGAGGAGACCCACACGCTCGCCGACGACGCCCTGAAGCGCATCGACGAGTTCGTCGTCAACGAGGACCGCAGCGGGGTCATCCGATCGATCCTGGACGCGCGCCAGGCGGCTCGTCAGCGCTCTCTCGAGGAGGGCCTGATGCCTGCGGCCGCGGAGACCGCTTCTGACCTCGTGGAGAGCGCTGTGGGGCGCACGGCAGTGGACGTCGCGCACGCCTCCCAGCGGGCAGAGGACGCCGTCAAGCAGAACCCCTTCGGTGTCGACGACGCGACGAAGGCTGTCGGCGAGGCCGCAGCGCGCCGTACCGCCTCGACCACCACGAAGGAAATCGTCGACACGGATGCCGTGCAGGCGCTCGACGACGTCCGCCGTCTGGCCGCCGAGGAGGACGCCCTCCTGAAGGCAGCACAGCGCGAGCACCTCATCCGTGGCGAAGCGGACCGTGTCGCTGAGGTCGGGAAGATCAACGAGGCGGCCGCCCGGTCGTTCATCGTGGGCAGCCGGTCGTACAGCGACCTGCAGCGCACCACACAGAGCATCTTCAACCCTCTGCGCAGCATCCTGGATCAGTCGTACGGCATGGAGCGCGTCAACAACATGCGCTCCTGGGTTGAGAACGTCGCCGGGTATCAGGTAGCCCGCGTGGCGCGCGGCGTCGACGAGCTCGCACGGAAGTACCCCTTCACGCGCACCGAGTCGTCGACCGAGTCGATCTGGGGTGACGTCTACGACGCGATCCGCCGCGGCGAGAAGCCGCTGGACCCCAAGCTCGCGCAGCCCTACGAAGAGCTCAGCCGTCTCCTCGGGCAGTTCCTGCCGATGCAGCGCGGTGGTGGCCTCATGGCGAACGTCGCGTACGCGGGCGGCGACACGAAGTACCTCGAGCGGCTCATGATGGACAACGGCCTGGACACCGTCGTGAAGACGAAGGCCGGGGGCCCCTGGTTCGACATCGACGCCGCCAAGACGGCCGCCGAGACGAACGGCACCCAGATCGGCGAGGAGCTCGCGCAGCAGTGGCGCAGCTGGGAGGTCTCGAACCCCCTCGAGTTCGCCAAGCGCTACTCCAACGTCATCATGTCGGCTGCCGAGCACCGCGCTTTCGCGGCCAACTTCACCGAGTTCGCCACCTCCTCCGGGCTGGCCTCGCGCACGCCGAAGCCGGGCTACGTGAAGATCGTTCCCGAGGGACGGACGAACTACGGCACCTTCATCGACCCCGAGCTGTACTTCGACAAGGAGATCGCGAAGGAGCTCGCGTTCGCCGACAAGTTCTCCATGGCGTCGAAGCAGGCCAACAACCGCCTCGTCCGGGACTACTACATCCCGGCGCTGCAGACCTGGAAGTTCGGGATCACGCAGCTGCGTCCCGGCCACCACATCCGCAACTTCGTGGGCGACGCCTCGATCACCGCCGTCGCGCGCGGCACGAAGGCCTTCATGAAGGGCCACAACCAGGCGCTGTCGATCCTGGCCGCCCGGAAGAACTACCGCGACGTCGACGCGACCCGCATCCTGCAGGGCCTCGGCCTGGAGTCCGCGCCGAAGGGCGGCGACCTCGTGGCATCGAGCTCGAAGTACGGCCGCTTCACCGTCGACGAGGTCTACGAGGCAGCGCTGAGCCGTGGCCTCATGCCCTCCGTGTACGTCGGCGAGGACCTCTTCATGGAGGGCGCCCAGGCGGTGAATCGCTTCGCGGAGATCGCGGAGAAGGTGTCCCTGCGGAACACTCCCGTCGGGCGCTTCGCCGGAGACATCTCGGAGTACCGCGACCACTACGCGCGCATGCAGCACTTCGTCCAGGCCCTGCACCAGGAGGCCGAGAAGGGGGTCTTCAAGACCCGCGAGGCGCTGCTCGACTCGATCGCCGCCGAGGTCCGGAAGTACCACCCCGACGCGTCGATGCTGAGCAACTTCGAGACGAAGTACATGCGCCTCGTCATCCCGTTCTACTCCTGGCTGCGCGGAGTGCTTCCAGCGATCGCCGAGAGCTCGATGCGGTACCCCGGGCGCGTCATGGCGTTCCCGAAGGCGTCGTACAACCTCGCCGTCGCCAACGGCATGAACCCGGAGTCCCTGGGCAACCCGTACGAGGACCGCGAGAAGTACCCCTCGTTCATCACCGAGCAGGCCTTCGGCCCGCAGTTCAAGCTCGGCGACACGACCATGCTCTGGAACCCCGGTTTCGCCCACATGGACGTCTTCAACACGTTCGCCGGTGACCCCTTCCGTGCCATCCTCGGCATGACGTCGCCGATCTTCCGCGTGCCCGCCGAGCTCGCTGCAGGCGGCAACTGGTCCACCGGGGGTCGCATCGCCGACACGAGCGACTACCTCGACAGCACGATCCCTGGCGTGAACTACCTCGCGAACATCACGGGCATCTCGCCGACGGGGTCGATCGCAGGCATCCTCGGCGGCCAGGGACTCGACCCGCAGCGGGGGCAGTCCTCGGGCACCAAGGGGCCCCTCGACCAGGCCCTGGCGGGCTGGAACTGGCTGTCCGGCTCGAACATGCAGAACATCGACCGCCAGAACTTCCTCGACTACGCTGAGATCGAGAAGCGCGATCGGGCAGGAGACGAGAAGTGATCACACAGGCCCCGAACCTCATCGGCGGCGCCGCGTCGCCCACGCAGCTCGTGCAGAACTACCAGGCGCGCGAGCTCGGCGGCCTGATGAACAAGCAGGTCGGCGCCACGGCCCGCCCCATGGGCACCCCCGAGGTTGGCCCCAACCGGCAGGCACCGCAGCTGGGGCGCATCAGCGGCGCGCAGGGCTTCCAGGGCGTCAATCAGATGGTCGACGCCGGTAACCAGGCCGCGCAGGCCCGCCTCGACATCAAGCGTCAGCAGGCGAACATCGCCAAGCGCGCGGCGGCGGATGCCGACTTCGGCTCGAAGCAGCCCTACGCGTACACCGGCGCGCGCTATGCCGGGAGCGGCCAGCAGTACGCCCGCCAGCAGGCTACGCGCCAGTCCGGCGGATCCCTCGGGGGCCGGTTCGGCATCCGCCCTGAGGCATCGAACGCCTTCACGAAGATGGAGAGCTCGTTCGCTCGCGTGTTCGGCAGCGGCATCCCCGTCCAGGAGGGCTTCCGGTCCTTCCAGCGCCAGGTCGAGCTCTACAACCTCTACCGCAGCGGCCGCGGCAACCTCGCAGCGAAGCCCGGCACGTCGAACCATGGGTCCGGCATCGCCGTCGACCTCGGCGGCGCCTTCATGAACGCGAACAGCCCGCAGCACCGCTGGCTCCAGGTGAACGGCCCGAAGTTCGGCTGGGTCTGGGCGGGCCGGAACTTCAGCCAGGTCGAACCCTGGCACTGGGAATACCACCCCCGCTGACCCACAAGAAAGCCCCCGGAGAGGAGAGTCCCCGGGGGCTGTGCCTTGATGTGACTCACGGCGTGCACCTGTCAGTGATCAGTCTAGGGGCTTAGGCTCCAAGATGCCAACACTTTCGAGGTAGTAGTAGCCGTGCAGGTACGCGGCGTCCTGGTGGGGCATGTGGCTCAGCGGCTTCTTCGTCCGCGGGTTGATCGGGATCGTGTAGCCGGTGTGCATCGCTGCAGGCTCGAGGATGCCGGGCCGCTGCCGCACGAAGAGCACGCTGTCAGCCTTGTTCGCCACGTACTCGAGGGCACCGATCACCTCGCTGGCGCCGTTGCGCTGCCCTCCGCGCGCGGTCCGTCGGGGGTCGTTGACGAAGTCCTCGACGACTATCGCTTCGATCAGATACCCCCGGAAGAAGGCGTAGCTGTAGGGCGTCTGCCAACCCCCGGAATCGGCGTCGCTGTGCCCGAGGGAGGACACGAGTTCGTCCCAGGTGAGGGCCCCCCGCTCGACTTCGATGCCCTTCTCGTCGAAGATGCAGAAACCGATCGTGGGGGTCTTCGCACGGCCGGGGTCGAATGCTGCCAGGTAGCTCACTCGTCTTCCCCCCACACCGTTCCGACCAGGATACCGATGCCGAAGAAACAGGCGATGCCGCCCAGGGTGTAGTCCCCCTCGACTCCCGCCAGGCGGAGCACTGTCGCGGTGATCAGCGACGACACGATCAGAACCAAAGCGATGACGATCTTGATCACTCCCACACCTCAACTTCCACTGCGAACTTGACGCCGAAGGACTCTCCGGCGACCTCCTGGGTGATGCTGTCGACGTCCGACATCATCGCTGCGATCTTCGGCGCGAGCTCCTCGGCGAGATCCTCGCGGACCTCGAAGACGAGGGAGTCGTGCACGGTGAGCAGCAAGCGACAGGTGTCGTCGTCATCGAAGGCCTCGAAGCACTTCACCATGACGCGCTCGACGATGTCGGCGGCGCCGCCCTGCATGACCGAGTTCATGGCCTTGTAACCCTCGCTCTTGTACTGCAGCTTCCGGAACCGGCCGGTCCACAGCGGGACCCGCATGTCGCGCTCGGCCATCGCGGTGATCGACTCGCCGAGGCGCCGGAAGTTCGGGAAGGTCGCGTAGTAGTTCTCGATGATCTGGATGGCACGCATGATCGAGACCCCGAAGGCGTTCTTGATCCGCTTCTTCCCGGCGCCGTACTGCATGGAGTAGACGAGGATCTTCGTCTCCCCTCGGGTCATGCCGAGCTGGGCGGCCATCTCGTCGAAGATGTCGCGTCCCTCGTTGAAGACCTGCTTCAGGCCCTCCTCGTTGGCGTATCCGGCGGCGATGCGCAGCTCGAGCTGGGAGAAGTCCGCGTTCAGCAGCACGTAGCCAGGCCGCGGCACGAAGCACTTCTTGATGCGATCGTTCCAGGGGCTCTTGCCCTCCTTCGAGATCTGCTGCAGGTTGGGGTCGCGCGCGCTCAGGCGGCCCGTGTGCGTGACGTGGGTGGTGTACGTCGTGCGCAGTCGTCCATCCGGCGAGACGAGGTCCAGGTAGGGCCGCAGCAGCAGGCCGACGGCGGTGTTCCAGCCTGCGTAGGCCGTGACGACCTTCGCCGTGTCGTCGCCGCGGAGGGAGAGGATCTGGTCGTACTCCTTGCGCACGTCCTTGTCGAAGCTCGGGTTCCCGGCCGGTGTCGTCTTGATGACGGGCAGGTTGAGCCGATTCACGTAGAGCTCGTAGCGGTCCTTCACGGAGCCGGGGTTGAGTCCGAGCTCGGCCTTGATGCGCTCCTTCTCGGCCTCCCCCTCCTCGAGCAGCTCCCGAGTGAGGTTCTGGTTGAGCGCCACGCCACGGCTCTTCATGATGCGGAGGATCCGGATGACGGCCATCTTGTTCTGCCAGATCTCGTCGGGCAGCTCGAGCCAGAAGCGGTGCTGCACGAAGTGCTCCCAGAGCAGCAGCGTCGCCTCCGTGTCCATACGCGCGTACTCGTCCATCATGCGCGGCGTGGTGTTCGGCCAGCCCGTCGTCTTCTCCTGCTTCAGCGGGTAGCTCGCCTCGTAGGCCCACTCCGACAGCTTGATGCGGCTCCCGAGGTAGTGCTGCGCGAGGGTGCCGAGCTCCTTCGAGAAGGGGGCGTTCTCGTTGATCAGCAGCGCCATGGTGGGTGTGTCCCAGAACGGGACCTGCGTGATGTCGATGCCGACGGTCAGCAGCGCGTTGGCGTCGAACTGCCAGTTGTGCGCGACGAGGCTGCGCCCCTCCTGGAGGAGCACGTAGGCCAGCTGCTCGACGAGGATCTCGTCGACGTTGCGGCCGACGGCGTGCCCCCAGCCGAGGTAGAACGACTTCAGCCGCCCCTCCTCGTTGCGGTACGCCACGGAGGCGCCGATCGCGCGGTTGCGGCCGTCGTCGACACGGAGGCCGTCGGTCTCGGTGTCGAAGCTGACCGTGGTGTCAGGGTGCTCGTAGAGGTACCTCAGGCCCTCGACGGCGTCGATTCGTGCCATGTCATGCCCCAATTCCGAATGTACTCGGGCGCCCGCTCATGACCCCAGTCACGGCATCGCGCTCTTCCTGTGTGATTTCGTGGATCTCCTCGACGGAGAAGAAGCCGTGCTCGTCGCGCACGAGGTTGCGCGGGACCTTCATCTTCGGTGCGTACCGGACCTTCAGCAGGTTGTACATCACCTTCCCCACGACCACCTCGGCGCCCTTCGGGTCCGCGTAGGTGGTGCGCTGGTCGTCGATGTCGAGGATCATGTCCGCCTGCTTAGTCACGCCGACGCCGCCGTAGACGTCGGAGAGGTCGTTCAGGCGCCGCTTGTGCCCGGCGTTCTCGCTGGTGACCTTGCGGTGGTGGTGAACGGCGAGCGTCGCGATGCCTTGGAGCTTGAGCCACTTCAGGAAGTCGAACAGCTCGGCCGACTGCTCTTCGTCCTGGAGGCTGCGGCTCGTCTCCCCGAGGGAGTCGATGACCAGGACCTCGGCCTGCGCCTCGTCGAGACGCGCCAGGAGCTTCTCCCGGCCCTCGTCGGTGGTGAGCAGCACGGGCTGGCCGTACGCCCAGTAGGCGAGGTTGTCGGCGAGGTCGTCCTCGTTGAAGTGCTTCGTGAGCGGGCGGGCGAACTGCTGCATGCCCCACCCCTCGAGCTCGAGCGAGGCGAACAGCACCTTGCGCCGCCGAGCGGCCGGGAGCTCCCACTGCAGGAAGCTCGAGCCGCCGGTGGCGAGGGTCGCGGCGAACTGCAGCGCGGCCGTCGTCTTTCCAACGTTCGATCGCCCCGTGAAGAGGCCGATGCCGTTCGTCGACAGCAGTCCGTCGATGAGCCACTCCACGTCGTATGCCGTGTCCATGAGCTCGCGGTGGCTCATGATGCGGTCGGGGCCCTCTTCGACGGCCACAGGGGTCGCGACGGCCGCCTGAGCAGGCAGATCGGCGGGGGGTGAGTTCACCCGAGCGTACGAGATCGCGTTGCCGACCGTGTTGACGAGGTCGGTGCGATACTCGCGCGTGTCGTAGGGACCGCGCAGCCACTGCTCGGCGAGCTGGATGAACGCCGTCTTGGCACCCTTGAATCCCTCGTTGTGGAGGGAGGCGATCTCGACGGCGCGGCGGTAGAGGTCATTGCGGCCGAACTCCCCGGTCGGGATCCGGTCAAAGGCCTGCTTCATCGTCTTGCTCATCGGCTCGTCAGGGAGCTCGGCGATGTAGGCGACCGAGTCTACCTTCTCGAGCTTCAGGCCCTGGCTGACGTTCTCGAGGAGCCACGGGGGCGCCGGTCGGAACTCGTCGCGCGACGTCGGCACCGGACCGTGCCAGATGACGTAGGCGTCGCCGGACTGGCGGTCGACGCCCTGGCCTTCGCCGAACGGCTTTCCATTGGGCATCGAGGCGCCCGCGTAGACGTAGTGGCGGCCATGGCCGGACAGGGTGCCGTAGTTGAAGGTCGGGGTGAGCTTGGCGCCCTGCTCGTGCAGGGTGACGCGTCCGTCCTTGGAGTTGTCGTGCTCGTCGATGTCGCCAACGATGATTCCCGAGGGGCCGGTCCAGACGCCAACCCATGCCTCGGGGTTGCGCGACCACATCGCTTCGATGCGTCGCACGGAGGTCGTTCCGGCCTTGAGGCCGTTGAGCGGGATCGGGTCCTTGACCCGGAGCCCCTTCATCCCGTCGCGGCTCGCGACCGGGAAGACGTGGAGCCCCAGGGCCGCGAGGGCGAGGGCTTTCTCGACTGTCATGTCTCTCCTCAGACAGGGTGGCAAAGGCCCCGGTGACCTACGCCATGTGAGCGGCTGCGCCGGGGCCTTTGACCGAGGCTACTACTTCTTGGGCCCGAACGGGTTGCCGGTCGTGCCGCGAGCCGCGGTCGCCGTCTTCGCCGCGGGCTTCGCAGCAGCCTTCTTGGCGGCGGGCTTCTCAGCCATCGCCATCGGAGCGTCCTCGGCGGGCGCCTCCGCCTCCTCGGGACCGTCGTCGCCGTCGACCGAGAACTCCGCCAGGTACTGGCGCTTGCCGTTGCGACCGGTCTTGATCTCGAGCGTGCCGGAGTGGCCGATGATCTCGTCGGGGCGGAAGTCGGACAGCGACTGGCCGAAGAACACGAGCCGCTTGCGCAGGTCGCTGAATCCGCGGGTGACGTAGTCCTCCTCCGTCGCGTGCTCGACCGTGAACCACTCGCGGTGCGCGCCGTCGTCGCCGAGGTCGTAGTCGATGTACAGGGACTTCGAGCCCTGCTCCTCGTTCACGTACTCGTTGACGTCGGTGACGGTGTAGCCGTAGACCCCGTC